TTCTGCATCATGTGCGGGGCTTGCGTGCCCTGATAGACGGTGAGCCGCGCCTCGCCCGGATTCCAATCCGCGACAATGGCGCGCGGCTCGTTGGTGACGCCGGTATGGCGGCCGAAGACGAAGATTGCCTCCACCACAGCATCGGCATCCGCAAGGGCGCGATCGGGGTCACCCGCAACATGCACGCGCTCGAAGGTGAGGTTATCGCCAAGCTCGGGATGGATGATGGATGTCTCGGGATCGAGCGCGGTCTCGGCATTGGTGACGGCGGGAAGCTCTTCGTAGACGATCTCGATGAGCTCGCACGCATCTTCCGCTTCCGCGCGCGAGCGTGCCACTACGGCGCAGACCGCTTCCCCCTGCCAGCGGGCGCGCTCGACGGCGATGGCATGCTGCGGGGCCGATTTGATGCCCTTGAGATGGGAGAGGACGCCCACCCACGGGCTGATCACGCGGGCAAGCTCCGTTCCGCCGACAATGGCAATCACGCCGTGAGCTTTGCGTGCCGCCGCGGTCTCGATCCGCTTGATGGCGGCATGCGCATGGGGCGAGCGCACGAAAGCAACGTGCGCCATGCGAGGAAGAATGAGATCGCTAGCGAACTGGCCGCGCCCCTGGGTGAGTCGCTTGAGATTGGGCCGCGGCACCGAGCGCCCGATATACGAGTACGAACCCGTCTGTAATTTCTCGTGCGGCTCTATATCAATTCGTCCGTATTTATCGGTCATTTCGGTCGCCCGCATGTGATCGCGTAATGTCCTATTATAGCCCGTCCGGCGCCCATTGGGTCCAGAATTGGGTCCAGGCCGGAACTCGACTTCTCGCATGAGCCGGCCTCCTATGAACGGCAATCATGTCATGAGCAAAAGCAACTACTCGTCCTACAGGAACAGTGCTAAGCGCGAGGCATTCGCACCGGTGACGCTTGGCCATATATCAGAGGCCACGGTTGCCGGGACATTCTGATCTATTGCGGCTCGATCAATTGCAGCCACAGCGCGACCATGAGCGCAGATCATCTGCCCGACGATACGGTGATCCGCTCGCTCGGGCCGAAGATGGCTTGCACCAAATGCGGCCACCGCGGTGCTGACGTTCGGCCGGATTGGTCGCCGCACGTTAACAAGCGGCACGTTTAAAGCAGCGTGCCAGTCGGCCTCGCGGTGCAGGAGCGTGGCAAATGCGGTCACCTAGGGGCCGATACGACCCGATTGGTCACCGCTCGTGAAAAGTTTGCGTTAGACTTTTGGTACCCAGCCTATCGGATGCGTGATCCCGTCATGCGACAATGGGCGGCTATCCGGCGGGGCTACATACAGCGCTTCAGCGATTGCATTACCAAAATGATAGCCCGCTCCGCTGGCCACAATCGATGTTGAGGCCGAGAGCGTCAATGAGACCGGCGTAATCAAATGGACCTCGCTCATTGGCTTGCCATGTCCAAACTCGAACCATGCCACGGCCATCATGCTCGGAACACAGACAAAGGAAACGGCTGCGGCTGTTTTTTTTGAAATCATCTTCGCTTCTCTCCAATTTGGACCGACTCACCTCCCTGCATCCCGATTGTAGCGCGATTTGACGGAAACCCAAGAGACAGGAGCAGCGGAGCCGCCCCGCGCTATGGGTGCGGCCGGATTGGTCCCCGCTGGTCAGAGCGCACCCCCTCGATGGTGGCGAGCAGCCGCGCTGCGTCGGCATTGTCCTCGGCCTCGCGCTCAAGTGCCGCAAGGGCTGAGTGCGAACGTAGCTCATGGCCAATCGCCGTGCGGATTGAACAGGTCGAAGTCGCAGCGCCGGCGAATGGCCTCGGGGCTGTTGAGCTCGGCATTGCTCATCCGGGGCGGGCGCCTGGAGCCGAGCGGCCCCTGCTTTGCAAAGCGCAGCGCCATGATGCCGATCCTCGTTGCCGACATCAGGTCGTCGTAGAGCTTCACGATCTGGTTGTTCTTGCGGTGGTAGCCGCGAAATTCCTCGAACCAAATCTGCTGCGTGTTGGCCACCTTGAACCGCCCGGTGGTCATGCGCTGCCACATCTCGAAGATGCCGCGCTCGGTCGAGACGCTGCCATCCTCAAAGGTCGCGGAGTGCGGCAGCATGCGCAGGTTCTGGTCGCGGTAAAGCTTGGACAGCGGTTCGCCGGTTCCCATCTCCCGGTTGTCGCCATCGGCCGGGTAGGCCACCACCACGTCGGCGCCAATCGCCTTCATGGGCACCGCATGCTGTAACGGGGTCTGCCCCTTGAGCCGGATGCAATGGTGGACGTGGACGACGTCAGCATCCACATCGTGCAGCAGGAGCACCGCGGCGAAGGCGTGACTGATCCCAAAATCGAGGCCCCAAATCTTAAACCAGTGTGGCGGCACCGCGACGAGCGGCGGCTCGGTGATGGTCTCCTCGTCCACCGGAAAGATAGAGCCCTCGCCCAGCATGTCCTCGCCGTAAACGCGCGTGCGCATTTCATGCGGCGGGCAATTGCGCTTGATGCCCTCGACCATGTCCCGGGTCATGTGCGATCCCGGCAGATCGCAGATGTCGTAAAGCGACATCTTGACGATGGCACGGTCCGGGGAGCCGTCCTGCGTGAACCGGCGCGTGACCTCGCCGGGACCGCCCATCGGCGTATAGACCAGCAGCGCACGCCCGTTGGTCGCGGAAATACGCGTGATACCTTCGGAATAAACGTCAGGCGGCGGTTCCTCGTCGAACACGATCAGGTCGAGGGTCACGCCCTGGAAGGCCTCGCGGCCGGCCTGATACGAGCGAAACCGCACCGTACTCGTCCCCCCGCTCACTGCCGCACACGCACGGTGTCGTAGGCATCGGTGATGCCGCGAGCTAGCGACGGCTTGTCGGCTATCAGGTCGAGCGGGACGGTGCCGCTGCCCAGCGCCTCGGGGTCGCCCGGCGGGCCGAATAGCAGCGCCTGCATCACGTCACGCAGCAGGATCGCGGTTTCCGAGCAGACCCAAGCCGTGATCGGCTTGCTGAAACGGTGGCCCTTGAACCATGCCGGATAACGGCCGGTCAGGTGGTAGCTAATCTCGACACAAGCGGCGAAGCTTTTGCCGCTCTGGTTGGCGCATCTGAATAGGCGCTCGCGCTTGGTGGCGCCGAGTTCCAGCAACTCGACTTGCTTCGGATACAGGTTGACGCGATCAATCGCCCAGAACCGTTGGCCGTATTGCTTGGTCGTGTTTGACCGGCGTGCAATCTCACGCAGCGCGACAGGGTCGGGGGCGCTGCGCTCAAGCGTGTCGTCCAGTTCATCAGCCCGGCGCGGCTTCAACATATTCGCCCTCGATCAGTTTGGGCTGCGCGGCGTCGAGTTGCTGCTCCAGATGATAGAGGCCGTCGCGGCCAAAGAGTTCCTCAAGTCGCGCTCTTTCCACCCCGAGCCGGCGGAACGTGGCCAACTCCTCAAGCGCGTGCTTGGTGTAGTCGGTCTTGTGCTCGACGATGATGTTGTGGAACGTCTCGGGTGCAAACCCGCCGCGGTCCATCAGGGCTAGGTTGGCCCGCAGGCAATCCCGGTGAGCGAGATCGTTGGCAATCTTCGAAACATTCCTGATCGAGACAAAGGCCTCGGCGCGAATGATCTTGCCGCCGAGCTCGCGCAGGGCGTCCTGCACTCGCGGATTGTGCAGGACATGGTTGGCCTGGACGTAGAGAGTGTTCTCGGTGCTGTGCGGCTTGCCGTAGCCGGCGGCTTTGAGGGCGCGGATTTCGCTGCCATATCCGGCCGGGCCGTGTCGCAATTCGAGAACGAAACGGCGCTGCATCGGCGTCAGCGCCCGCATAGCTGGCCCGTAGCTCGCGCTTGCGTCAGTGTCGGGAGCCATCGGCGCGGTGGAGTATTTCTGCCGGCGCCGGCGCTTTGGCCGCAGTAGTTCCTCGCGGTGCGCGGTCGCTACCATCCGCTCCACTCCCGCATGTCTTCGATGTGGACCTTGCTTTTCAGGTCGAGAAGCTTGTGCATCTTGATAACGCGATCAACGAGCGGCTTCCGCTTGCGGTGCAACCCCCCGCAAATTCCCTTTTCAACAGTATCGTAGCAATATTGATTCAAGACAAGCGTTGAAGGCGCAAGCTTGATTCAAAAAGTTGCCCCGATGATTCTATTGTTGTGCGCCGCGGGCAGCCACACTTCGCAGGTCAGATCCGGCAGGGTGTGGATGCACTGCTCCCACCGTGATGCTGCCAACCCAGCTTCAGCGGGTGCACGTCACCCTGCCGGGCCAAGGCCCAGCCGAGTAGACGTCAGCCTACTCTCGTTGACAGGAAACAGCTCGCCGCCGTGTTGCCCATCAAAGTGTTGTAGTGTCTCAATTGTTTCCCGTTAGCTGTTTGCGGATTTGGGGAGGGCGACCGTTGGGCAATGTCCCTCGCGGACGATGATGAGGTGAGATCGCATGTCAGCTTGACCCTGCCGTTCGTCTGAACAGCAAGGTCGCGTGAAAGATTGTTCCACCTTGTCTTCGATTCCCATGATAGAAGGGCCTTAGTGCCGATTCCGAAGAGAAGCGCGAGCCCGTGAGCGACATCAACACTGTAGTGGTGGATAATCTGAAGAAGCTTGACCCCAACGGCCGATTAGAGAAGCTGATATAAACCTGTCAGCCTTATTCAATCCAGATCAGCAGCAAGATAACGGCGCACTCCTGTGTAGTCCAAAACAGCAAGGGGTTCGTAATCTTGTTTTTCCGTATCCCGCAACAGTACATTGGTCAAATTGTCTAAAATGAACCATTCGCCATCTTGGTGCGTCACAGCCACCATATGATCCTCATCGTGGCGGCGATTATGCACGATGACGAGCCTCACGTGGTCTGGCGCAATTCCAAGTTCTTGAGCGCCCGCATACTTCGCTAGGGAATAAGCTTTGCAGTCGCCATTTTTCATTGTGATCGCCTCAAGCGGACCGGTCCACCCGCTGGGCACAGGCTTAAGCATGAGATTAACCGATAAGTTGAGATGGCCTAGCAGAGCCTTGCCCCGATACTGCCGAATCTCATCGAGCTTTTGAACGAGGGCGGGTACTGCTGGGCAAGGCGACTCGTTCGGCAAGAGGCAATCGTGAAAGTATACCTTCTCGCGCTGCATTCTTTCTGTCAAAGAAACCCATATGCCGACGAGAGGAGCATCCTTGTTGAGTTCAGTTGTGTGATTTCCAAATGGATCAGACGGCCGCTCGTCGGCCACGGCCAGGAGCGCTAATCCAACCAAAATTGCGCCAGTAGTGAAGCACACGGCAAGAGTCGTATTCAGCACTGTCTTGTTGCGAGACCATGCCCCCGGGATAACGCGGTCAGTGAGCGTCTGCATCTCATGCCATCACATGGTATC